ATAGACCTTGATGCGTCCGAATAGCGTACCTGCGAAGGTATTGCCTGTATCGTCAACAGTTAGGTTTGTGTTGTTTGATAGTGCTGAGTTATAGTCAAGAAGACCTGTCATTGCAAGAGCTGATGCAACATCGGTTGAAACGATGAGCATGTTACCCTTACCACGACGTGTGTCCTTGGCAATCTTATTTGCAGCCTGTTCGATGCGGAATAGAAGTGACTTGTACTTCTCAACCTGCCAGCGACCAGATGTGCCGTTTGAAGCAACATTTGCGTTTAGATCGAAGATTGCTGATGAAGCACCTAGGACACCAACGTTTGCTGTTGCATAGACTGTACGAACAACTTCGCGGTTGATTTCAGCAAGAATTTCTGTTGACAAAATATTTGTCAATTCTGTTTCTGCGTCGAGACCGTGAATTGCCTTGAGGTCTTGTGCAAGTTCCATTGTGTAGGATGCTTGTAGACCGCGTGTCTTAGCAGTAACAGATACGCGCTCAATTGAGAACGCCATATTTGCCATGTTAAGAGTTTCAGCAGTTGCTGTAGCAATTGGAGTACCAGTGTTTGCTGTTGTGAATGCAGCAATGTTTGTTGACAATGTTTGCTCAACAAGCGAAATGTTTGCTGTAGTTCCTGCGAACACAGTGTTTGCTTCGTTGTAGAATGCTTCTGATCCGTTTGGCGCAGCATAACGTGAGCGCATTGCAAAGATAAGTCCTGTTGGACCTGTCATTGGCTGCACACCGCAGATGTCATATGCCATTAGGTTTGGAAGAGCGCGACGAACTAATCCGATTAGGATTGGGTCGAAGCCTTGTAGATTGCCTGAAGATGGTGATGTTGGAGCAACGTTTACTGGTGTTGCTTCAAACAAACGACCCATATTTTGGGCTTCTTCGTGAATGGCTCGTTCTTGGTTCTCGAGAACTAGGGCAGTAACAGCGCGCTTGTATGGATCGCTGATCTTTGGGAGTTCTGGGTGATCAAGAACTGGAGCCCACTTCTTTGCATGTGTTTCTGTTAGATACATGATAGATTTCTCCGTTCTAGGTTAAATTGTCACTTTGGGAGTGACTTTGAGATTGCACTGACATAACGATTCATTACGGAACTTACATCTACTTCAGGTTGTGGTTCAGACGTCTCTTCAGCAACCTTGACCTCACTAATCACTTTATTGACTGGGAAGTAGTTCTCGCGAATTACTGCGAGCTTATTATTAAACTCACCCTCTGTGGTGAACTCCACGCCCTCTGCGAGCGATTTCATTTTGCCGATTTGTACTTCGGTTAGACCTTCACAAATCTTGCGAATTGCTTCATTTTTCTTTGCAACGTTAAGTTCTTCAACGAGCTTTGTTTTTTCTGCAGCAACTGTGGCAGCTTGCTCTTCAAGATCAGCAACGCGAACTGCGAGTTCTTCTGCAACATCAACTTTCTCTTCTGGAATGTCGATGTAGTGTTCTGCAAATAGATTCTTTAGACCGTTGATGAAATCTTGTGTTAGTTCTGCACGAAGACCTGTTTCAATAGCAACTGAGTTTTCAGTCATCCATTGCTCAACGACATAGTTGAGGTACTCGTCAACGTTTGCAGAAAGTTCGTTCTTGATTTCTTCAAATGCTTCAGAAAGAACCGTATCGTTATCAGCAATGACATCTTCAACAATCTTTTCAACACGTGATTGAACAGCTGCTTCGAAGATTGTTGTTGCTTTTGTACGGAATTCTTCAGAAAGTGATTCGCCATTGAATAGCGCATCAACATCTTCCTTCATTGATCCCTTGTGCTTGGCAACCATGCCCTTCATCATTTCTTTCTTGGCTTCTACGATTTCTTCTTCAGAAATCTCAACTTCTTCTTCTGCTTCTTCAGCAACAACTTCAACTTCCTCAGAAGCCTCTGTTTCTTCCATTGCATGAGTCTTTGCAGCTTTTGCGTCACCTTTGGCAGCAGGTACTGCAGCCTGTGTTACGCCTGCAGCAGCCTTCTTACCGACTGGACCACCTGCTGGATCTGTTTCTGTTGCGCCGCCAAGATCTTCTTGTTCAGCTGGTAATTTTGCAGCTGCTTCTTTTGCTGCACCACTTACGGATGCCTTTAGAATTTCAGCAGCAGATTCTGATAATGTTTTTGCCATTTTAGTAAACTCCTAAAGAAGTAAATATATTTATAAAATTTAAAGTTTTGACAAGAAGTTTTCAAAAATTTTCAATGAAACTTCGTCAATCTGTTTTTGCTTTGCGTTCTTGATTTGTTCGTAATATGCATTGACATCGATCTCTTTGACAACACCATTATCCCAAACCCACTCTTTACCTTCCATAATACCCTGAACAAAAGCACCTGGCGCGGACGGATCCGCCACAATATCTGCCGCTGTGGCAAGATAATAGTCGTCTTGAACCACGTTTACGCCATTGACTTCTTTGAGAGAGCCCATGCCACGTGATGATACACCGAGAGTTGCACCGCCTTCCATAAGAGACTTGGCGATTTTACCCATTGGTGTTTCAAGAATTTTAGCCTTACCAATCCATTGATGACCTTCTTGTCTTAGATTGGTAATAAGATGTGATACGCGATCAAGGTTGATAGATGGTGAATCTGGATGTCCTAATTCACCAAATGCGCGATTCTTAGAAACATATTCTTCATTATAGCGATCTACTTCTTTTGCAAGAGTATCAACCTTATACATACGACCATTTTTGTTCTTCATTTCAGCAACAAGAAATGGTCCTTGAATGAAAAGTGTTTTCACACCGTTCTTTTCTTCGGTGATCAACTTTACTTCTTCAACTGTTTCTCTAATTAGTTTCATTTACTTCAACCCCAATGATTTGCGTTTTCTAATTGAACGCTTTCTTTTAATTAAAGCACGCGCAAGTTTTGCTTTACGCTTGATTTTTGCCTTACGCTGCGAGATTCTTCTTCTCATTCTTTCAGAAGAAGTCATACGTGTAAGTTTACCACTGCGAATTGTATAGCCTTTGACTGCTGAAACAACTTTACGGCGCTGAACTTTACCGCCACGAACACGTGCGCGCACAAGTTTCTTACGCCCCATTTTTTGGACATTTGCTTCAGCAATAATCTGTCGAACAATTTCTGATACGACGCTCATTCGCCACCAATTTTAAATTGTACTTTACTTAATGCGAAATGCGCTGCTTTCTCAAATCCCTTTGGAGTCGTAAGCATATCAGCAAATTTCTTTTTGTTTTCGTCATTCAACGCACCATGGACCATATGAATGGCTTTTGCTGCACCATGGCTAACTTTTAATTTTGAACCATCAGCAAACTTCATATGCTTTGCGTTTGATGTTACATTGTCTTGTTGTGCAAATGCAGCAACTTGTTCAAGGCTTTCCATAATCTCTTCTGAAACACCAACGAGCTCTTGTTCTGGACCAACGCTGCTATATGGAATTGTAAAAGATAAATTAAGTTTATCATTTTTATATAATGCAACACGTTTTCCGTCTGGGAAAATGCGAACGCCTGTTCTTTTTAGTACAAGCATCATTGGTGGATCAGAACTCAACGATGCTTCAGTTACAAAATCTGTACGTGTGACTTCATAATCTTCTTTTGCAACGTTTCTTGATACAGCAAGAAGAGATCCTTGTGATCCATAGGCTGCACTTGAAAGAGCCGCATTATATTTTTGCAATACATCGCGTTGATTCTTTGGAAGTTTTGCAATATCACCCTTGCGCTGATGATTTAGCATTGCCATTTTTAAAGTTGGCAAATCCGAAGACGGAAGTAGTCCCTTCCGCACTAACCGCGAAACATTTGCAATATTACTCTGCGCTGGTCTCTGTGGACTCTGCGCCAGATTCTGTTGCTGTTCCGTCAACTTCTGTCTCAGATTCTGTAGGTTCATCTACTTCTTCTTCTGGTGTGAATAAATTTGTAGCAAGTTCGACTTTCTTGAGTTCAAGAGAATCACTTACCTTACCTGCCATCATGGAGTTAAATGCAGCAGCTGCTGCATCTCTATCACCATTGATTACCGCTGTTACAAGATCAACTGTTTCCATAACTACTCCAATTATTTAGATAACTGTGATTTAAACATTGCATTTAGATCGTTTCCACCTGGAGCAGCCAGTGGCTGTTGAGCAGGAGGAACGACTCCACCTGAAACACCCACAGGCATTACAGGTTCATCTACACCTTCTTCTTCCATTTCTTCTGCCATCTTCTCCATTTCATCTTCATTAAGATGCAAGACTTTCTTTTTAATCCATGCTTTGGAGAAATAAACTCCAACATATGGATCAATCAATTGCATAAGTTGTAGGCGAGAAGTCATAAGTTCTGATTCTTTCAACTCAGAGAAGTTGTTGTCTTTGAGGAAGTCATAGTGAATCTTTTCTTTTAGTTCTTGCCATTCTTCAACGGAGCAGATACCTTTGAGTGCAAGCTGACGTTCCATCAACTCATCAAACAAAAGTGTAAACTTTGCGCGGAGGCGTTCAACAAACTTATTAAATTTCAACTCATCGCGAGTAATTTCTGCAGCACGACCAAGCGTAAAGCCGCTCTGAGACTCAAGACGAGAAACAGGAACATTTAATGACTTGTATAGTTTCTGCTCAAAGTATTTAACATCTTGAAGTTCGCCAAGATTTTGTCCTGATGGTAGTGTAGTAATTTCTGTTGACTTACCCTCACCACGACGAGGAATCCAGAAATCTTCCATCATTGACATAAACTTGCGATCGTCTTTGACTTCACCTGTAACAGAGTCATATACAACCTTGTTACGGAACTTGGTCATAATATC